ACACTTACATCTTTGGGATCATAAGTTTCCATTCTGTATCACTCCTTTTAAACTTCCAGGGTTACGTTTAATTTAATTTTGTGTATCGCTCCTGCCAGCCGTGCAACTGCTTCCACATTCGGCAACACCCTGTTACTTCGATCTGTTTCGGTAGTATCATCAATGGATGGAGCGTTAACCTCAAATTCCGGCTCACCGTCTTCATCTTCTGCTATAATGCCGTTATCGTAAGCCATCTCAAACGCGCTTTCGATGGCAGAGACAACCTGGGATATTCCCGTTTCAGTGTAGGGAATTTTTCCTGCGTTGATAAGAGTTGACAGGACTTCCTCTTCAATACGTGCTTTCAGGAAGTCTTCTGACCGGGTTATGTCTGCATACTGCCCGCCGACTGTTTTGCCTTCTACCACGAATTCCACGCCGGACTTCTTAATAATCACGTTACCGTTCTTATCCAGCACATCTTCAATTTCCGTATCTTCAAGCCCAGATACTCCGGCTCCCTGCACTTGTTGATTAGCCCAGGTGATACTTCCGGGGTCTTGCGGTGCAACTACCCCAATAAGTCCTTCCGCCGGGTATTCATCGGGGTTGTTGTGTATCAAAACAAATGTCCTGTCGTTGTCAAGGTCACTCTCGTCAAGTATGTCAATATTGCTAGTTGATGCTGCAAAAAACTTCTCGTTTGAACCGGCATAATCTGCAAGCTCTTTTATTACATCATCGCTCTGGTCTGTGCATAGCAGGAAATACCATTCAAAGTTTCCTTCGTCTTTTAACTCATTCAGTTTATCCCTTAAATCGCTTGGAACCGTGCTGTCTTTTCCAACTACTGCAACCCGTGGAGGACGTGGGGACTGCCCGAATAGCATCCCTACCAGGTCTACCGTGTCGCTATCTGAACCATAATCGCTTTCCACATCTGATGCGTCTGTATAAACTTTGTAGTCCTCATCCTGCTCTGTGCTTACCACAAGCGGCAAACCAAAACCCTCCCGGCTTACCGCAGTAGCTTTGGTTTTAATGGTTACGTCTATAACCTTGTAAGCCATTCTTAATCAACTCCTAACTTTCGATTTCCTTATTTTCTCCCATCAAGTCAAGTTCAACTTTCTCAATAACGTCAGTCTTCTTCTTGATGTCAGAAACAAATCTCAATCTCACGTCAAACCCATTCCGCTTCTCGTAGTCACCCTCTATCAAGGTATCGCGATTGGTTATACTTCCAATGCTGACAATCACAATCCCGTTTTCTTTCAAGTGCTGGCTCCCTTTAAATGCAAACCACTTCGCCGCGTCATAGGCGTTTTGGATTGAATCTGCGCTGTCGTCTGAAAAGGATGTTACGGAAATATACATCTCCTGGCTGGCCTCTCGTTGCATCTCAAATTCCTCTTCTGTTTCGTATGCCCTATAATCTCCCGTGTGCGGTTGTAAGCTCTGCAAGGGTTCCATGAATAAGATTGTGATAAACGGGTAGTCAGGTTTGAATTCTCCCTGGTTGGCTTCTATAACAAGAGCATCTAATTCCTCATTCAGCCCACTAAACAGCGCATCCCTTAATCCCTTGAAATCAATCATTCGCATCAACTCTTCTCACGTAGTAAACCCTCAGCCCGTTTGCGTAGAAGGAATAATCCCTTACATCCATAACCTTAAATTCCTTCCCGTCTATCTTGACTGGCTTGTTTTCATCAATCTGGCGGTGGATGTATAATTTCCTGTCCTCTGCCTTGTATGCTCCGCCTTCGTCCATGCGCAGGTCATCATCGGTTAGCGTTAGAACCGGGCAGTATTCGGTTACTTCTTCTTCGTCACCATCCACCCATTGCCCGGTATCCTCACAAAAATAACCGTCTTCCTTCTCAATGACGGTTATTTCCTGCTCGTATTGTTTTAGCATGTCTCGAAAATCGAACATCAGGCTTCCACCACCTCTGCTACAATGGCATCCCTTAACCTGCCCGTATCCATGAGAGGATTACTGCTTCCCTTGCGCTTAATGGTTTTATCAGTAAGCGGGGGGCTGCTTAGGTTGGTTAGATACTCTTGTAACCAATCACGGATTTGCTCACCCAAAGTCAAGTAAAAGGTATAAGCATCCAGCTTGCCATCTATTACAGCTTTCAAGAGCTTCTCTGCGGTGCTCTGGATATTATCAAGGTTCTCATCAAATCCGCTTCGCAAGTAGCTCCTTTGCGGTATCTGGATAAAGTCTGTGTCGTCTCTTATATGAATTCCTATGCTGTGCAGATAGTTAATCATCCTGTCGGTTACGCGTATATCCACCCCGAATTCATGCACGTGAGCAATCATCAAAATAGAGTTTTCATCCCCGCCATCTTCTCCCAGGATGCCTATTTGCGCCTGGTAGGTTTCTAATTTGTAAAGCTGTTCAATTAGCTCAGGGATGCGGTTGTAGTTTTTCATTTGAAATCTACCTTGCGATATTTGTAAATTATCCGTTTGATGTATTTTGGCAAATCATCCGAGAAGAAAGACCGGGATAAATCCCCTACGCCCTCACTGGATACATTGTAATCCTTGCCGTGGCGTTCAATAAGATATGGTAGAAGTATGTTTTCAATATCTTGGGGAAGGTTGCCATGCTCTTCAAATTCCCTATTACAAAGGGTTTCGATTAAAGCGATACATGCTTCCCTGACTTCGTAATATTTGCTCATTCAATCACACCCATTCAAGATTAACCAAATCCCCGTCTTTGAGGTTTAGTTCATCCCTTAATTTAACAGGGGCAATGGTAAATATTCCCCCGTGCTCCTGCATGGACTTTTGAACACAAAAATGGCAATCAACACCATTAATTTTACCAGGCACACACAGGAAATAATCGTAAATCAAAACCGCTTTTTCGCGGTCAAGGGTTGGCATTCTGTTGCGTAGCCTGACGTTTAAGGTTCCGGGATACGGTGTATATCCTAATTCCTGTTCATGCTTGCTCCAATCTCTTCCACGGTCAACACCACTTCCCGACTTAACCCTTCCTTTGATTGGCCTTAATTTTTTTTTAGTGCTTCGATTAGTTCTGCTTTATTCATGGTAGAGTAGCCTTCTATTCCTTTTTCCTTGGCTTCCTCTTTAAGTTCTGCAACTGTCTTGTCTGAGTAAAGGTCTTGTGCCTGTTTCTCTTGAGACGCTTGTCTGCCCTCGTGTCCTTCCGGGGTTTTCCACCCATTGCTATCACCGCTTTTCCGGTTACGGAATTTCCTCAGCCTGCGTTCTACATCTGTTTCCTTTGCCATTAGTCCTCACTCACCATTTCAAATTCTACAGTCACATCATCATCCTGCACGGTGAAAGAGCCTTCGTAATCTTCTTTACCGTCTTTTGTGGCTGTGAAGTAATAGGTTCCGTTGGTGAAGTCTTCGCTTGCTTCTCCGCTTGCATCTGTTGGCAGGGTTTCTTCGGTGTCTTCCTTGTCGGCAGTTTTGTAAACCTTGATTTCCACGTCTTCCTCTCCGTTTTCTTCCTTAAATGTTACAGTGTATTCAACTTTATCTTTGAAATATCTTTTAAGGCGTTCCAACTCGTCTCCGCGACTGGTAACCCAAGCAACGCCATCGTTAAAGTTACCCAGCCTGCTGTCAACGTAATCTATAACTTCCTGTATGGATACGTTGGTATCACTTGGCATAATTTATCACCTCTTTATAAGGGGGTAGAGTAGGGGCATCTAACCCCTACTCAATCCTGAAATCGAACCTAACTATGCGAACTGCTTTCGGCTCGTAAACCAGCTTCCAGTTGGGGCCGTATTCGAGAGCAGCGTTAGACGGAAACGGCAGTTCAGTTGTTCCGCCGGTTTCGGGGTTGTCAGTCAAGTCTTCCTCCGTCCACTTAACGCCCCTGGGATGGAGGATAAACATTCTCCGGTTAATCAGCACATCTTCCCCGGAATACGCAAGCTCTTCCCGCTTGGTTTCCGTTTCCAGGATGTTAGGATGGCTACCGTTACCCCAGGCAATCGCGCCTGCACCAAACAGGTAGGCAACCGCTTCACCATTACTGTTGTCGTAAGTCATGCCATCATCCACGATAACACGCTTATTCATAAACATTGGAATTCTCGGGGATTGTTCGCTTTCCTGGACGTATTCTATTAAGTCGTTCTTGGCAAGATAATTCTCAACAGCAGAATGCATCATAACCCCGGTCAAGTCGTCCTTAGCATCTCCCATCTTTTGCAAGGCGTCCAGGAAGGCTTTACCACTTATGAGCTGGTCGTCAGAGTTTGTCGCGCTGGTAATGTCGTGTATCTTCTCGCTCATGTCAGTTGTGCCTTCAGTGGATGCAAAGATACCTTCAAGGATGGACAGTAAAACTTGCTGATACCTGCGCTGCCAGTAATCAGCAACCATATTTCCGATGGCTGCCATAGGGTCATCCCCGGACAGGTAGGCTGAAAGACCGTTAGCTCCGAATGCTTTAACCCTTGCAATCTTGCGGGCCACGTCTTCGGATGCCTCAATCTTACCGATGCTCATTTCCCCGCTGTCTTTCATTACCTCGTCTTCGCCGGTCAGGTCGTTCCAGTATGGCATGTGAACCATTTTACTTGGCCCACTTGCCAACTGGTCAAACTCAGATGTGTTCTCCGCTATACCGGACTGGATAAGCTCTGAAAGCTCCATAGTCCTTTGAATGGTATAGTCCGTAAATACTTCCGGTTGGATAACGTCTTGTATACGTGTAGTCATTTAAAATCACCTCATCATTTTTTTACCCCGGCCTGCTTCTTTAACCTTTCAGC